ATCAACGGCGACTCCCGAGATTTCGGGGTCCAAAAGGTCAGTCGCACTCTGGTAATCCAAAGAGTGGAACAAACCCGAAGATCTACTGAATGCCTCAGAAAGGAATTCAGGAGTAACCGTTTCACCGACAAGCTTGAAGGCCTGGAGCCCTCGCATCTGACGGAGAAGAAATTTCTGTACTGGCTTTAAAGTGAAGTAAGTTAGGGGGGGGCCCTTGGATATGACCCTCACCTTAAGTGCCTCTGGTAAGGCGACCAACTTAACGTTGGCCTCTTCATCTTTCGCACGTTCGCGCGCAATGTCGTATACCTCACGGTACACGGCTTCAACCTGAGCTTTAAAACTCGGTTTAACCTTTATGCGCACGAATCTCTCATCACCTATCTCATCATCACCCTCATCCAATTCTACGGCGTCCCGATACAGCTTAGCGGCTGCACTGGGGTGTACCCGGTTCATCAACATGCTCTCCTCCATAAGTGTTCCAAGAGTGCCGAACTTCCCTCGGGAATCGACATAATTGGCTTTCACTGATGGTGCATATGGATGATGGAGGTCCTTCGCTGACAAGCGATGGGTGAAAACCTCCCTACACGTCCTCCTTACCTCTTCGGCTATTACGGCCTTTGAAGAAAATGGGGAGAATGAAGTAGACTTAACCGTAGTCAAGACTTCCTTGGTACTCACTAACGCCTGTTCAAGGGCATCATCTCCAGGACGCGGCATACCCTTCTTTGTAAAGAGGATACCGACCGCGAAGGACCGAGCTCTGTCACTCTCCGCAATTAAGCGAAAGAAACGACCGAGAGTCCCTCCTGCGAGCTGATTGGGGTGATCTTCCGCCACGAATGGTTTCGGGGGAAGAACACCACCTAGGTGGTGAGCCATGAAAGCGGCTAGCTTATACTTTAAGAACTTAATCCACCCACACTCGACTGAGCATATTTGCCAGTGAGTGAGGGTCGTCTCTGCATCGAACGAATCCGAGCGAAAGCCGTAAAGTTTGGCGTAGTCGACGAGAACATTGAGAGATAGCACAAGCTTTTTTCGATCAGCAGGTGAACAACCTGCTGGAAGGGAGCTTCCTATCATAGGCCCGGTGAATTTACTACTTTGTACTTTGTGGGAAGATGAGGTGGCGTCTGCCTGCTGCGACTCGATCAGACTATGCTTTTTATTAAGCCGCGTCAAAGATCTTGTCATATGCATGTCAGGAATAGCTCCATCAATCATTCCACTCAGAGTAGAAACGTTCTCCAGTATCGTTGGCATATTGCGCTCACCTCTTCCTGAACGGGAGGGGGTGACGATCATCT